GCACAGCAGGTAATGGTTTAGAAGTTCTCAATGTAGAACCGTGGGATGAACTACCAATATGTATGTTCTGTCCTGACCCAGAGCCACACACAGCAATAGGATCTTGTCCTGCTGATTACTTAAAGCCAATCCAAGCAGCTAAATCACAAATTATGCGTGATACCTTAGATTCACTAGGTCATTCTATTTTCCCAAGAATGGGAGTGGTTGAAGGTCAAGTAAATATAGACGATGTACTTAATACAGATATTGGTCAGCCAATTAGAATGAGAGCGCCAGGAATGGTACAACCATTTGCTGTACCTTTTGTTGGTAAAGAAGCTTTCCCAGTTCTAGGATATTTAGACGAATCCAAAGAAAACAGAACTGGTGTATCTAAAGCAAGTGCAGGATTAAACGCAGAAGCATTACAATCTACAACTTCCGCAGCTGTAACTGCTACTATGAGTGGTGCGCAAGGTAGAGTAGAACTTATATGCAGACATTTTGCTGAAGGTGGCTTAAAAGCTATGTTTAAAACAGTAAATAACTTGGTAATCAAGCACCAAAACGCACAAGATGTCTTTAGATTAAACGGTAAATTTATACCTGTAGACCCAAGATATTGGGACTCAGACAAGGATATGGTAGTCAATGTAGCTATATCTAAGTCCTCAGACGAAGAAAAATTCCAAGTTTTAACAGGTTTAGCATCAAAACAAGAACAAATCATGCAAACACTAGGGCCACAGAATCCTCTAGTGTCAATGCAACAATATGCTAACACCCTAACAAGAATGATCGAGCTAGCAGGCTTCCAAGATGCACAATCCTTTGTGAATACAGAAGTTCCGCCCATGCCTCCGCAACCGCAAGAGCCACCTAAACCAGATGCAGCAGAAATGCTTGCACAGGCTGAAGCAATGAAGGCACAAGTAAGCGCACAGAAAGCTATGATTGATGCTGAAACAGATAGAATGAAAATCATCATGGACGATGACAGACAAAGAGATATAGAAGAAGCACAACTAAGAGTAAAAGCTATGGAGCTACAAGCTAAGTACGGCGCACAAATAAACATTGCAGAAATTAATGCAGTTATGGAACGAGATAGAGAAGGAATAAGACAAAATGCAAAAGCTCAAGCTCAAGGATTATTTACAAACAATGGCCCACAACAAAATATTTGATATTGAAGTAATGGTTGATGACATGGTTTATGTAGGTAAAGAAATAAGAGCAAAAAATAAAAATCATGCCCTGCAAATTATGTCGGTCATGTCAGGCGGTGAAGTAAGTAAAGATTCTGAAATCATATATTATGAAGAGAGGACAATACACTAATGAAATATATTACTAAAGCATGGGTATGGTTAAAAGCAACCATACATAAATTTTTAAACTGGTTTGACAATCTTATGACACCAGCACCAGTTGTTAAAAAAAGAGGTAGACCAAGGAAGAAGAAATAATGGCAACACCAAGAAGAGGCAAAGCAAAAGTAAAGATAACTAAATCTGGTAAAAAGGTTAGTTACGGTCAAGCAGGTAAAGCCAAAGGTGGTGGCCCTAGAGTTAAGCCAGGAACATCTAAAGGTGATTCATATTGCGCTAGAAGTCTTGGTATAAAGAAAAGATTATCTAAGAAAAAACAAAACGATCCCAATACTCCAAACAACCTATCAAGAAAAAGATGGAAATGTTCTGGAGCTAAATCAAGAAGAAAATAAGGAGATAACTATGCCAAAAGGACTATACGCAAACATCCACGCTAAAAGAAAAAGAATCAAAGCTGGTTCTAATGAAAAAATGAGAAAGCCTGGAACTAAGGGCGCACCTACAGCTAAAGCTTTTAAGAAAGCTAAGAAAACAGCTAAGAAAAAAAAGTAAACCATGAATGATGTCGTAGTTCTTATAACCGAACTAGGATTTCCTATTGCCGCAGCGCTAGGCCTTGGTGCTTTTGTTTGGAAACTTATCAACAGAATCATTGACGGTATGGAGACTAAACTTGATACCGTAGATGATAAAGTCAACACATCCATAAATGCCATGGAAGATCGCCTTGGCACAAAACTAGACACACAACACGGTATTCTAGTAGCATTAATAGATAGAGTTAGATCTTTGGATAATGAAATCATTAGACAAGATACTATGATTAAAACAATGCTAGGCGTACCTCAGTTAATTGACACTAACAAGATTGCCAAAGCAGGAAGAAAAGATAAAAGGAAGGACTAATGGCAAGTGTGTATAAAAGAAAACTTACAAGAAGAGAAATAGAACAAGAAGAAGCTGCTAAAACTAGAATAGCTATATGGTGTTGTTTTATGGGTGCAATAATGTTTTTAATGGTTATTGGTCAAAGCTTAAATGCAGACGAGATGGTACATAAGTTTAAGTCGCCATCATTCTCTGGTGTAGGCACATCTGCACATTATCTAACCATAGAGAACCAACAGTTTAATCGTAAGCAAGCGCTTAAAGCAGAAATAAAAGCATTACAAGAAGAGATAGAAAGAGATAAAGAAAACACCACTCTTGCAAGATTTATAAGAAACCTAGAGTCAAGAATCTATGCACAACTATCAAGACAACTTGTAGAAAATTTATTTGGTGAAACTCCAAGTGATAGTGGTGTTTTAAGTTTAGAAGGAAATACTATAGAGTATAATGTTGTAGACGGAATTATAACTTTAAACATAACTGACTCAGATGGTAATACGACAACTATATCTCTTCCTATCGGTAGCTTTACTTTCTAGTTGCGCGTTAATAATAGATCCGTTAGAAAATAATCTACCTCCAATTCAAAAAATAGAAAAGCCAACGATAGGCTCGTTGCTTGTACCTGAACTTGCAAACATAAAATCAAGCAACAAAGTAAAGCCAGTCGTAGCTATATATCAAGGTTCTTTTACAGACCAAACAGGACAAAGAAGAAGCAATAGTGCTTATGCAACCTTTTCATCTGCGGTAACGCAGGCACCAGATGCCTACCTGATTAGAGCCTTAAAACACGCAGGCAGTAGTAATAATGGCTTCTTTGATGTGGTTGAGCGTGTTGGTTTAGACAATGTAACCAAAGAGCGACAAATCATTAGGAGCGCCAGGCAACAAAACAAAGAAAAGCAGAAGTTACCAGATTTATTGTTTGCTGGTTTGATAATGCAAGGTGGCGTGATATCATACGAAAGTAATGTAAAGTCTGGGGGTGCAGGCGCTAGGTATTTAGGCATTGGAATGTCTAGGCAATACAAGCAAGACACCGTAACCATATCTTTACGAACTGTATCTGTAAGTACAGGTAGGGTGTTACTAGAAGTATTAGTAACTAAAACGATATTAAGTGCATCTATCGATCAAGATATATTTCGTTTTATTACTGACAATACCGAACTAGTGGAAATAGAAAACGGTTTAGTCAGGAACGAGTCAATCAATATAGCACTACAAACAGCAATAGAAACCGCTGTTTTAGAAACAATTAAAGAAGGAACAACAAGAGGATATTGGAATATTGATGAGCAAGAATGATTTAGGAATAATAAGTTACTACAGCATATTGGGATTAACCCTTGCTGGTTTATCTGCGTATGCAGCTGACAATGAAATATATGTTGACCAAAGCGGTAACACAGCAAACATAGACTTAGAACAGTTAGGATCATCTAACATTATTGGTGGTTTAAACTCTGTTGCTGGAACGCTAACAGCATTTGATCTTGATGGCATTAATCTAACCTTAGATATAAACCAAATAGGTAATACTAATAAATTTTTAGGTGATATATACGGAGATAGCGTAACAGGATTGTTTGAGTTTGATGGAGATAGTAATACCTTTACTATACAAGCTGATCCTACAAATACTTATGGTATTGATAACTCAGATTACAATGTAGATGTAACTGGTAGTTCTAATACATTTACACTAGACACAGGTACAACAGCATTAGCTTCTGGTCTTGATTTAGATTGGATAATTAACGGAGACGGAAACACGTTTGATTTTGATATAAACTATGATGGTGCTACTAGCTATGTGGATGTAGACGGTGATAGCAATACAGTAAACTTTACAGGAAGCGGATATGCAGGTGGATACTTCTATCTTGACCAAACAGGAAACAGCAGAACATTCAATATCATACAGTCGTCAACTCTTGCTTCTGATTGGCTACAGATTAACTCTACTGGTTCTAACGGTACTATTTGTGTCGTTCAGAACGATGGCGGAACAAGCACAAGCTGTTGATATAGGAAACATATCTGAACTAAACGGTTCAGCACAAATACTAAGAGACAAGCCTTATAAGGCAACAGAGTCTTTTGATATACAACAAAATGATGAAGCAGTTACGACTAATGGTCGTATGGCTATTACGTTCCTAGACGACTCCAAAGTAAGACTTACAGAAAACTCACAGCTCACCATAGATGAATACATCTTTGACCCCAACCCCAGCAAATCTAAAATGGCCATTACCTTTGGTCTTGGTACGGCTAGATTTATTACTGGCGGTCTAAACAAGATAGATAAAAACAATATAGATCTTAAAACACCAACAGCAAACATAGCAATTCGTGGTACTGATTTTACAGTTACCGTAGATGAAATAGGCAGGTCTTTGCTAATACTTTTACCAGATGAATTTGGTAATTCTAGTGGTGAGATATTAGTAACTACAGCCATGGGTACAGTTACACTAAACAAACCCTACGAAGCTACAACGGTAGATGTCTTTGAGAAATCACCCAGCTCACCTGTCATCTTAGACCTAACACTAGACCTTATAGACAACATGCTTATTGTTAATCCTCCTAAAGAAGAGGTGATTGCAGAAGAAACAACACAAACCAAAAAGAAAAACATATTAGACTTTGATGGTTTAGATGAGGACTTTTTAGAAGAAGATTTCCTAGACTCAGAGAAAGAGCTAGAGTTTACAGAGCTAGATATAAACTATCTTGATGTAAACTTCTTAGAAGATTTACTAGATGTCATAGACGCACTACAAGAAATACAACAAGAAGATCAGCTAGCACAAGATGCTACATCTACTAATATTGTTGGTACTAAACTAGGTCAAGACTTAGGCACGCAGATAACATCTTTTATAACAGGAGAAGTATTAACGCTTATGCGTAGCGTGAGTGACACAGCTAGAGTAGATATAGACTCTGCTGGTAGTTATACTGTTATCTTTATACAAGATGGTGCATCCAATGTTATTAAAATAAATGGTGGTACTGGTAGCACTATCAAAATCACTCAAAGTAATTAATGAAGCGACTACTATTCACCATACTTATAATACTAGTGTTGCCTGTCTTATATCAGTCAACGCCAACAGAAACATTAAAACTAAAAGTATTTGATTATCTTGTACCTAAACAAGATCCTTCTGGCTACTTTACTATTCTTAACATAACCGAAGAGGATATAGATACAGAAGGCGGTTGGCCTATACCAAGGCAAAGACTAGGAGAAATACATAAACAGATTATAGATGCTGGTGCATTAGGTGTGGGTTGGGTTGTTAGTTTTCCGCATCCAGATAGATTTGGTGGTGATGAATTTTTTGCGGAGTCCTTAAGACATGGTACATCGATTTTGGCTTCATTTGAATACCCAAATGAAATATACCCAAAAACAGTTGGTACAGTCATCAAAGGACCTGATGTTGGTGGTATGCTTGCAAAGGGTGTAGTACAGAATACTCACAACCTTAGAACTAACTATATACAAGAAGGTATATCTGCTGCACCCACCGATGTTGATAATCTAGTCAGAAGAATACCTTTGCTACTTAAAACACCAGATGGTTATGTTTCTTCTTTTGGTACAGAAGTATTAAAAGCACTAACAGGTGCAAGAACTTACATTATAAAAACCAGTGATAATGGAATACAGGAAATATCAGTAAGAGGAATACCACCGATCAAAACAGACAACCTTGGTCGCAAGTGGATTAGTTGGGTAGATACACCACAAACAGATTTACAAGAAATGAATGTTGCTGGTAAGTTTGTATTTCTTGGAATTACCGCACCAGGAATCATGCCACAAATTGCAACTCCAACTGGATTATTAGAACCACACAAAATTCAAGCAGCATTATCTGAGTCAATTCTTATAGAAAACTCTCCAAGGATTCCAGAATGGTCATTGGTGGCTGAAATTTTGATTTTTGGAATTTTCGTGTCGTTGACATGGCTTGTAATCAATTATCTCGGTGTGGTTAAGGGTCTAAGTATCGCTGTAATTTTGCTCTTCACCACAGGCTTCTTAGGAACTTTTAGCGTTCAGAAAGGTTATTTGATAGATTTTTCATGGACTTTTATCTCACAAATTATAACTTCTACTATTGCCTTCTATATTAACTACAAAAAGCAATATAAATTGCGTCAACAAATCAAAAAACAGTTTGAACATTACTTAGATCCAAGACAAGTAAAACAATTACAAGACAATCCTAGTTTGTTAAAACTTGGTGGTGAGAAAAAAGAAGCAACATTTTTATTTACAGATGTTAGAGGTTTTACATCTTTATCAGAAAGATTAACTCCAGAAGAAGTAACTGAGATTATGAACAAGGCTTTGACTATACAATCAGATGCAGTACAAAAATATGGTGGCATGGTAGATAAGTATATTGGTGATGCAATGATGGCTATATTTAATGCACCCATAGATTTAGACAATCATAGAAACAAAGCAGTAGAAACAGCAATAGAAATAACCAAAAACATGAAGGAAGCAGGACTAGGCATAGAAATAGGTATAGGTATTAATACTGGTGAAGCTGTTATAGGCAACATGGGGAGCGATACTAGGTTTGATTATTCTGCTATTGGTGATTGTGTAAATACAGCAGCAAGACTAGAATCAGCAACCAAAGAAGTAGGAAAAGACATATTGATTGGTTATTCTACTGCCATAAATTGTAAATTTAAGTTAAAATTATTAAAACCGATAAGTGTTAAAGGCAAAAGCCAAAAACTATCGATATATACAATAGACGAGGAAACATTATGCCAAAAGGAAAAGGAACATACGGAAGTAAAGTAGGTAGACCACCTAAAAAGAAAACCAAAAAAAATAAAAAATGATTGACAAGCTAATAGGTCCAGTAAGCGACATAGTTAGTAAGCTAGTACCTGACAAGGACTTACAGGCAAAACTAAACCATGAACTTAAAACAGAACTACATAAAGCAAATATGGCTCAAGTGGAAATTAATAAAATTGAAGCTGGCCATAAGTCTATATTTGTTAGCGGCTGGCGGCCATTTGTGGGTTGGACTTGCGGTATTGCTTTGCTTTATCACTTTTTGCTTCAGCCTATTATTATCTTCGCACTCTCAGCATTTGGAATATCTTTTGTACTACCATCCTTTGACATGGGATCGCTAATGACTGTATTAATGGGTATGTTAGGACTTGGCGGACTTAGAACATTTGAAAAAACTAAAGGAGTTGCTAGATGAGTTGGGATAACTTTAAACTAGAAGAATTTGCTTGTAAGCATTGTGGTGAAAACAAAATAGAACATGAGCTTATAGATAAACTACAAGCGCTTAGAACTGATTGTGGTTTTCCATTTAAGATAACAAGTGGTTATAGATGTGGAGATCATCCTGTAGAAATAAACAAATCAAAACCAGGCACACACGCTGTTGGTTTAGCAGCTGATATAGGTGTTAGAGGCAAGCAAGCACTAGAAATTATATCTAAAGCTAAAGACTACGGTTTTACTGGTATAGGGGTTAACCAAAAAGGTAATGCTAGGTTTATACACCTAGATATATCCAAAGATTCACAAGGTCGCCCAAGACCACATATCTGGAGTTATTAGCATGGACCCAATGATGTATTGGAACATAATCATTACTTTAATCTTTGCTCCTATAGTTCATAGCATAAGAACCAACGCGACAGAGTTAAAAAGAGTTGATATACTACTCAATAAGACTCGTGAAGAAGTTGCAAAAGATTATGTAACTAAGGTTGAATTAACAATCAGTATAGACAGAGTTATAGATCGTTTAGACAAACTAGACGAAAAAATGGACAAGTTAATAACAGGTTAATATGGCATACAAGTTTAGAAGCAGAAACCCAGAAACAGGCGAAATGGAACTATATGAAGATGCTGGTAGATCCATACCAGTTGATTTTGGTGGTTTTAACTTTTTAGGTGGAGGTATACCACAAATAAATTTACCCCCTGTAAATCAAGGACCACAACTAGGTCCAGATGAATTTGGTAGTTATTCAATACCAATGTCTGACCCAACATATCGTTCTGGTTTTGACTATGCACGTTCTATAGCTGGCGGTATGCCAATGTCTCAAGTCATTGCACCAGGCGTAAGCTACTCTCCAGAACAACCAATGGGCTATACACAAGAACAATTAAACTTACCAAAAGATGTAGATATTCCACCTCCACCTCCACCAATTTTACCTCCAACAAGAGAACCTGATGATCCAAGATATTTTGGAACAGGTATTGGTGGTGTAACAATATTTGACGATGATTTTGATAAAAAAAGAATACCACCTAGAGATATATTTAGTGGCGTAAAAGATATTAGAGATACATCTCCTTTATCTAATTTATTAAATATAGGTAAATTATTTGATGGTGGTTTTGACAAAGATGCTATAGACAAAATAGTACAAGAACGAATAGCTGAAAGTATGCCAACTTTTGAACAACCTGATTTATCACAGTTTGTAACCAAACAAGACATACCATCTTTTATTCCAGAAATTCCTACTGGCAGAGAATTTTCAATAGAAGATATACAACAAGGTTTAAATTTACCAGACTTTTCACAATTTGCTAGACAGGAAGATATACCAACACCTAATGTTTTTGACGAGGAAGCCTTAAGAAAAGAACTTATGGAAGATATGAGAGGAAGTATTAATATTCCTGATATAAGTGGTCTTGCTAGGTTAGAAGATATACCAAGTTTTGACCCAAGCGTTTTAAAACAAGATATATTAATGTCTATACCACAACAACAAGTTCCAGATGTTTCTAAGTTTGTAACACAAGATGATATATCTAAAGCTATAGCTGGTATTGATATGCCAACTTTTCAACAACCAGATTTGACAGCTTATGACACAAGACTTGCACAGCTAGAAGAACAACTTGCTGGTTTTAAACAACCAACTGGCGGTAGATTTTCTGTAGATCAACAATTACCAATGGGATTATTTTAATGTCGGTATCACACGAAGAAGTAGTTAAAGCTGCACAAGCAGAACAAATATTAACCTCAGAAGTTTTTAAAGAAGCAGTAGAAAATCTTAAAAAAGAATATATAACACATTGGTTAAACTCAAGAGAGATAGATGATGTTAATGCTAGAGAAGATATCCACAGGTCATTATTGCTATTACCAGAGGTTGAAAGACATCTGCGTATCATTGCTGAAAAAGGTAAACT